ACTTTAGACTAGAAGGTACTGTCTCTATCATAGTCATAGTCCCATGATTTGACGAGTTCACCGCCTTTAAATTCATCATCTTCCTCCCAGTTATCACCACTACCATTATCTATAAAACCAAAAGGTACGAGCTCATCCTCTATCGGGG